AGGGAATATTGATATTGTGTGTTCTCGTTATGGTATCCCTATGGTCAATTCACTTGATGAATTGATTAGCGAATTAAGAATTTATGATCTCATTTCATCCAGTTAATGTTCAACAGGATTTAACCCGTGTTAACCCACTATTTATTGGTCATTTCTTTTCACTTAAAGGAATGCACTGGAAAAAGAGAAAACAACGACAAGGGTTAATTCTATCTGTGGCAGTTGCTTGGTGGCATTTATCGAAACACAATCTAAGTTCTCCAGGATTCATAACTGAAGAAATTCTTATCACATCATTGACACGACAAGTTAGTGATGCAAAGGTAATCATTCTTAAATTCTTTGAAATTTTAAGGATCGGTTATAATTTCGGGAATGGTGAACGTAATGCTACGCAAATCAGTCCAAAGAAACTGAATTCTAAAACTGTTTCAGCAATTGTCAATATTGTAGATCAAGTTGTTTTTTGTCCAGGTTTACCACCTAAAGACAAAAAGTTAACAATGTCAGTGGTTACTGTCCAACCGAGAATTCATTCTGAAGTTATTCAGCTACTAAAAACAGAAGATAGAGAAGATTTAATCCCATCGGTCAAATGGATTCTATCACAAGAAAAAATCAACTTTTATTATGAGCCTGCGGGTAATCTTTTAGCTCGTGATAAATCTGTGTGGCCTATTAAATCTATTGAGATGTGGCCGGGTTGGTTGAGAACAAAACTTTTCGGTAGAGTTGTTGATATTGAGAATGCGTATTGTCAATTCATCATTAAGAAATTAGAAGAAAAATATAACAACCCAGTTAAACTGAATATGAAGTATCCAGATTTGCTGAGGATGAATTATGATAAGGACGTCTACAGAAAAGAAATCTGTGAAGAATATCTTCAGTTAGAACTCAATGATGAAAATTTGAAAACTGTTAAACGTTTGATCATGTCATTGGCTAACGGTTCAAATGCGACTCCTGGATTGTTGATAAGTGGTTCATCTAGATCTGAAGCAGTTAGAATTGTTACACAATCTAACCCGTTTATTAACACTGCAAATATGATTGAACTTGGGAACAAGTTATCTTCAATTGCGAAACAGTTTAAAGCAGCAAAAAAAGAACTCTGTATTCACATTCTTAAAGTTAAACCAACATTAGAAAATCAGAAGAAGATTTTCAAAATGTACTTTGAATGGGAAAGAGAAAATAGATACAAGATTTGGGAAGCAGTTAGTAAAACAGGGTTAATGATCCATGATGGATTAGATGGAATAGAAAGTGATCTGAGTGATGATGATCTAATAAGTTTTATTGAACAAGAAACCTCAGTTAGAGTTAGCGTAGATTAAAGAGGAATAAAAAGAATGCGTGAAAAGATAGTATTGATACGGCACGGTGAAAGTTTGGCAAATGTAGATTCTAGATATTATATGTATCCCGAAGAGATGAATATTCTTTCTGAAAAGGGTGCTAAGCAAGCTCTATTGTTGAGCAAACCTCTTAAGAATATAATAACAAGTTTAAGGAACCCTACTGTTATTTCTTCAATGTATATTAGGGCAAAGTTAACAGCATCTATTGCTCTTCATGATCACCCTCATATCAATGTGCTTGCAGATGGTAGGTTAAATGAATGCGAATTTAATGTAAATGGTAAACGTGAACCGTCGATGAGTGTAAAAACGCGGGTAAAAGGTGTAGTAGATGAACATCCTGGTTCATTGATTCTGTTTGTGCACGGTGAATTGATGCGGCATTTAGATCAGCAAAATACCCGAGACCCACAAAATTGTGAATTTAGAATTTATGACAGAAATTCTTTTATAGAAAATCATCTAATGATCGATCATCAGTTAATAATTGTTCCATAAAACAAAAAAGGCTTCCATTGGAAGCCTTTTTTGTACCCTTAAAAGTTTTGAATTGGGGGTTAATAGACAGGATGTGGTGATTTTGCTGCTACCTTCAGTCGTTCATTTATAAACTCTACAGCTAATTCACGCTCACCCTGAGACATATGCAACACTTCACTATAAGACCATGCGCCTCTTGAATAATATGAAATTTCTAAAGCAGATTTAATTATGTGCTTTATTTCAATACCAAGTTTAGCAATTAGTTTTTGAACTGCTTGCATATCTCCTCTACCTATCATTCGGTGAAAAAAGACACTGGGTTGATTGGGATTTCAATATTAAAATCTTCACCACAATCTTTACAATTGCAGGTCCAAGTAAGCTTTGGTCCCCATTTATCGATTTTTTCAATCTGATCTGCAATGCGCTTAACGTGGAAAGGTGGAAGAGCTTTGATCCATTCTTCAATATTTTCCTTGTTTATATTACCATCAACAGAATCAATAATACCAAAAAGCATCATTAAAAGATTTTTCTTTTGAAGTGCTGGTGTAATTTCTTTTACATTTTCATTCTCTTTTACAAGCTCAACAACGTGTTTGTATCTAGCTGGGTGAAGTCTGATAACTTGTCCATTGCTTAATGTAACATTGTATTCTCCAGCTGCAACAGTTGCATCGATATAGTTCATATTCGATATCATTTCTTCAACATCAGCAACATAAGTATGTTCTTTAGCTGATTCACAAATGTGACGTGCTGAAAATTCATAAGCAGGTCCATAAGTAACTGCTCGTAAAAATACCATAAGAGCATCAACATCTTTAGATAAAAGTTCTGAAGGCTTTAAAACTCCATCTACACAGTTTTTAAAGACTGATTCGACTGCTTGACCACTGAACAGTTGATCAGGGTTCTTCATGTCAATTTCATCCATTGCTGACATAGGACGTACGTGAACTTCTCCATCTTTTACGTTAGCAGCTAATTCTCCATTTACATAAAACAGTCCCTTTGAAGGTAACTGAAAAATTCTACCTGGCAGTTTAAGACTTGCCATCAGCGGATTCGTTGTGTTATCCATATCTTCTCCTATTCGATTCTTTATAAGATCATAAATTTTCTATTTCTGAACTTACTATAAATAATAATTCATAGTATATTTACATAATCTCAACTATTTTCAGAATCACAATATGGCAGACTTAAGTTCACGCGAAATAGACTTATTACTAACTCAATTATCTAAGATTTTGGGTGGATCAGGTTCAGCAATAAGAAGCACTCCAAGTTCTGGTACACGTTCTAGTGCATCAACACGCCAAGGTGCTTCAAAAGAATCAAAAGAAGCTTCAAAAGCTGTTGAATTATCTGTAAGATCACTCAAAAAATCTACTCAAGAATTTGAAAATTTAGCCAAATTATATAAGAGGGTAGCGACAACTACTGAAAAAACAGTTGAGGATAATGCTAAAGGTAGAACTCAATTAAAAGCAGCTAATAGAATCAAAGACAAATATGATGCTGCCCTTGAACAACAATCATCTATTCTGAATGCATATTCAAGTGAGCTGAATAAGTTTACACGTAGGGATTTCCTTGAACATATTGTTGCGACTAGAAAATTAGTAGATAATACCACAGCTTTCACTTCAAAATTAGCTAAAGCACAACAAAATTCTTCATTACTTTCTGCATCTTTACTTAATACCTACAATAAATTAGAGTTGGGATCAGTAGAGTATGAGCATTGGTTATCAATTTTGACTGACGGTGCTAAAGGAATGGATAAAGCGTTCCTTAAAAATACAAAAGTTTGGGATGAAAAGACACAAGACTTAAAAGACAGTTTGAATCCAGAAGACTTCCAAGATTTGATAATGAAAGCAGGTCAGGCACAGTCTGTTTTGACTGAAGCCTTTCAAGGATTAGCACACTTAGGAGTTAAAGCTGCTGCAGATTTTACTCCATCTATTATGGGGGGTCTACAATCTGGAGCTGCAGGGTTAAATGGTAATGCTTCATCCAATAGAGATGAAGTAAGTAGTACCATTCTTGAAACATTAAAAAGATTCCATAGTCTAAACATTGCTATAGATGGGTTGGCAATTGATCTTGATAAAGATTTAGATCCACAGCTTGTACATTTTGCAAAGGATATCGAGAATACACTTCCAATACTTGCAAAATTCGAAACATCATTAGCTGCTGGAACAGACAAAATAAACAAAACGGTTGTTGCTTCACATACTGAAGTTGGTGCTGCTATTATCAAGATGAAGGCTAATTTCGGAAGCATAAATGATGCTCTTGCTTTTATGGGTAAGACAGCCACATTTTCTGCTAATTTAGCTAAAGCTAAATCTGGAATAGGTCAATCATATAAAGACATGACATCATTCAATATTGCACAGGTACCAGCAACATTTGCTCAAGTATCATTAGAGTCAATTAAGCTTGGTATGTCATTTGAAGAAACTGTAAAATACTTACAGGAAAATTCTAGAACGCTTGCAATCTATGGTCAAAAGGAATTCTCTACATTATCTGGTAATATAGGAGCAACGTTCAAACAATTCGGATATAATGCTGCTCAGTCAGCTTCTATGATCGGTCCAGCTATTGCTTCAGCAGTAGATTCATCTGCTGTCAATGTATCAAATGGTGATGAACTTAATAAATTCATTAAGGAGTCGATGGATTCCTTCCAGAAGGTATCTGGTATTGTTGGAATGACAGCTGAAAGTTATTTCAAACTTAACTCAGAACTTTACAATTCAGAAGGTATCAATAACATTCTATTGGGATTAGATAAATCTCAATCAAAACTTTATGCTGCGAACCTAAGATCACAACGTGATGAGTTAGTAGTTCGCGGAGTATCTATTGAGCAAGCACAAGAGATAATTAAACAACAAGCAGCAATGAGAGCTGAAAAAGTTGGTGATAGAGTATCAACTGCTGGTAAAATGTTCACTCAGATGCAGGCATTAGGTTTTGATGCTGAAGAGTCAATGAAGGCATACCAAACAGTTATTGCTGGTAATGCTGCTACAAAAGAAGATAAAGATTCTTTAGCAGCATTGATGCCTGAATTTGCAAAACGTAAAGCGCAATACGGTACCCAATTTAATGAATCTGGTAATGTATTAGGACAGTTGTCAAATGAATCAATCATGGAAGGTACGCAATCTTCTTCTATTGACAGTCTAACTAAAGCTTTTGATTCTGTTGTTAATGCTGATAAAACTGGGCAGAAAGTAACTAATGCTGCCGGTGTTGCTGCAGCTGCAAAAGGAAATGAAAGTCTTGCTGGATTCAGTAATGTTATAAATTCTGTATCTTCGTTAATGTCGAACTCATTTGTTGCTGCTACAACAGGAAGCATTTTAGCTTTAGCTGGTCTTGCTGGTCAAGCATTGTTAACTGCCACTTCATTAGGTGCAGTTGGTGGAGGAAGCATCCTCGGAAAAGCAAAAGGCTTAATGGGTAAAGGGGCAGTTGGTAAAGGATTAGCAATTGGTGGTAAAGGATTAGCTGGTGGATTGGGAGGACTTGCTGGTTACGGATTGAGTACAGTAGGTGAAGGTCAGGTAGTTGCCGGTAATACGAAAACTGGAACAGCAATGGATATCGGTGGTAACATGCTTAGTATGGCATCAACTGGCGCGATGATCGGAAGCTTTTTCGGGCCTGGGCTGGGAACACTTATTGGTGGTGGGGTAGGTGCACTTGCCGGTGGGGCATATGGTCTTTACTCTAATCGTGATACATTATTCGGTTCACCTTCTTCTGCTACTCCTACTCCTACTGTTACACCAACACCACCAGTGGATAGTTCAGCAAGTCAGGTTGCAAGTGCTGTAACTGATTCTTCTACGCGTATAAATAACAAAGCAGATTCATCTACGCAATTATCAGCAATTGCTGAAAACACTGCTATAACTGCAAAAATACTTCAATTAATGTTCAATGATAAGGGCGTTAAACGAACATCCGGTCAATATGATAGAACGATTCCTACATTTACCGAAGCAGTTTATAACAGATCATAATACTTTGGGGAACAAATAAATGGCAGTTTGGCAAAATTATTGGAGAATTGTTACTCCTCCATCAAGAAAATCTTTATATCAACAGCCCCCAACAACTATGGTTGATGATGGGGTGAATATGAATTCAGCAGGATATGCTGCATTCTCCACAGTATCTTGGTACTCTAATTTAATGAAGGGCGCACAAGCACGTCTTCAACGATACAAACAATATGAAGGTATGGATGTTGGTGATATTTATCGAGCTCTTGATATTATTGCTGAAGAAATATCAAATCCAGATAAACGTACTGGTTTACCTTTCATTATTGATTATCAAACTGAAGAAAATCAACAATTACCAGATACGACTGTAACAACGATTCGTGCTGCACTTCGTAACTGGTCGAATTTCCATAACCTTCACAAAAATGTTTTCAATATCTCTAGAGCAATGGTTAAGTATGGAGATTGTTTCTTCAGAAAAACATCTGACACTAAGAAATGGGAATACATTGATCCTACTAGAGTGATCGGTATAGAAATTGATCAAGAAGGAAATAATGTAGCATATCACATACGCCCATCAACCTTTAAGGCCGCTGTATCTGCTAATAAACCAACCACATTTAACAATCAAGTTGATTCGGTTGAAATAACTCCTGCATTGGCAATGTTGCATTTTTCATTGTCTGATGTATGCGGTGACTCAGCCCCATTTGGTATCTCTGTCCTTCAACCAGCATTCAGAGATTATCAAAAGATGACCATGTTAGAAGATGCTGCTATCATTTATAGAATAGTTAGAGCTCCAGAACGTAGAGTTTTCTACATTGACGTTGGTAATACTCCACCACAACGCGTCAAACAGTACCTTGAACAGATTAAGAACGATCTTAGACAGAAACGCATGCCTAATTCGTCTAATGCTAATCAAACTGATTCTCAATTCAATCCTGAAAGTATTCAAGAAGATATTTTTCTACCTGTTGCAGCTTCTGGCCGTAGCTCACGTATTGAAACATTACCAGGTGGAGCAACATGGGAAATTCCTGAACTAGATTACTTCTTAAGTAAAGTGTTTAGAGCGTTACGTGTACCAACATCCTACATGAAGGGTTCTGATGCTGCTGGTGCACAAGTAAATGACGGTAAGGTTGGTATTGCTTATATCGAAGAACTTAGATTTGCTAATTACATTCAACGTTTACAAACGTGCGTTGAAGAAGTTTTAGATGCACAATTTAAAACGTATCTTTCGGTTACTGGTATCAATATTGATACCGACATCTTCAAACTTAAATTACCTGAACCTCAAAACTTTGCTATTTACCGTCAATCGGCATTGGATACAGATTTGATTAACAGTTTCAATGCAGTTGAAGGTGTTAAATATTTGAGTAAACGATTTATATTGAAGAGATACTTAGGTCTAACCGAAGATGATATTCAAATGAATGAAGCATTGCTTAAACAAGAACGTAAAATTGCTGACCAAGAATCAGTTGATGAACTTCAACAGATTTACGACCCAGCAGTCTATGACAATAGAAAAGAAATTGAAGTAGAAACTCCTCCAGAAGTAATTCAATCTGATACTCCTGGCGCTGAAGCTCCTTCTGCTGAAATTAATACTGAAGTGTCGCCCGATGAAGGTTCCACACCAGAAACTAAGTAATTTAAATCAGTTTTATGATCGAAACATATAAATAAATCATATTGATTTCTGAGGAACTTTCCATGATACCACAAATTCTTATTGAATACTACGACCCAACTTCAGTGAAGTTGGTTGAAAGCCGTGATAATCTTAAAAACCTTTATTTAGCTGGAAGAATAATGACAGCTGAACAAAAGAATCTTAACCAACGAATTTATCCTAAAGCAGAAATTCAACGCGCAGTTAATCTTATAACTGAAAAAGCTAAAGAAGGAACTGCTATTGTTGGTGAATTGAATCACCCTGAAAATCTTTCTATCGATCTTAAGAATGTATCTCACATTATTACTGAAGCATGGATGGATGGTGATAATGCAGTTGGTAAATGTAAGATTTTAAACACTCCATCTGGAATGATTGTTCAAAATTTGATTGATGGTGGTGTTAAGTTAGGTGTATCTTCACGTGGTACAGGTAATGTTACTACTGAAGGTGTAGTTGAGGATTTTGCCTTTGTTACTTTAGACATTGTTTCTCAACCTTCTGGTCCTGGATGCTATCCAGATGTCATTCGTGAAGCTAAAGAACATACAAAGATTTTGACTCTTGCTGAAGCAGTTGTTCATGATCCTAAGGCTCAAAAGTATCTTCAGCTTGAAATTCAAAAATTCTTAAGATCACTAACAGGAAAGAAATAATATGTTAATGCAAGATTTACTACAGCTTAAAGAAGCTAACGATAAAAAAATCTATCTTCAATTCCCAGGTGGTGATAATCACTCTGGTCCATTCAAGTCTGAAGAAGAAGCAGAACAAAAATTAGACAAACTTCTTTCACGTGCAAAATCACAAGGCTACGATCAAGAAGAAATTGACAATTTGAAATCATTGAAGATCGTTACTGAAGCTAAGGTTACTGGAGATTCATTTAGAGTGTCTTGGACTGGTTATGGACGTAAGGCCCCAAAGACTGTTGATGCTTCATTCTTTGATGATAATGGTTTTAGTGCTAAAGCTAAAAAAGCTATTTTGGCTTTAAAGGTTAATGATGAATGGACAGATGGTGGTTCAACTGACAGTGTAACTGTTAGAAAAATAAAAGCGGGTAAAATCACTGAATCAGCCGATAGTGACAAAGATGCTATCATTTTGAAAATTGCTAAAAAATATTTTGATGTTGATACATTGGCTACAAGAAAATCAGATGCATACGATTTCTATGATATCGCTGTTTGGTCTATGAAATCAGCTCTTGAAGCTGCATACAAAGCCGGCGCAGCATCTAAGTCTTTAAAAGAAGGTAAAGAGTATGAAGATTCATCTGACTTTGAAAGTGCCGCAAGTAAAATTGGAGATGCATTTAAGAAGCTTAAGAAAGAATTAGGATCTGAAGAAATTAAAGATTGGATGAAACAGACAGATAGCAATTTTGGTGGTAATTATCGTTTTGCTACTAGAATTGAATCAATCAACGCAGCAGTTAAAAAGTCAGATAAAGATTTTGATGCTTTATATAGCGATTTGGTTAAAGTTTCAGAATAACTAGGACTCAATATGAATGAACAATTAAGACTAAGACAATTAGCAGGACTTTCAACTGATCGTGCTGTTATGGAAGCAGGAAAAGACAAATTTATTTCTTCAGTAAAGGTTAAAGTTGAACCACCTGAAGGTTTATTTGCTAAAGAATCAAAAGCAAAGATTGTTAAATGGTTAAAAACAAATCATACTGATCTTCAAAGTGCAATGTCTTCATTAAATTTCTATATCAATAGGGCTGGTAAAAATTTAGATGCAGATAGAAAGGCAGAATTAGAATCAGCAAAAGATGATCTTAGAGCTGCATTTAATGTAAAGGAATCTTTTGATGCGAATGCATTCAGACGGATGGCCGGACTCCCACAGATAAATATAAGAGAAGAAGATGCTGCTCCTGAAGCAAGTGATACTCCTTCTCCAGACGAATCAACTCCCCCTGCCGATAGTGATACTCCACCTGCTGAAGATGAGGAAGAAACATTACCAGCTATTATCAAGAAGATTGCTAAATCAATCCAAGGTAAAGAAGGTGAAGAACTTGAAGCTGCACTAATGAAAGTCTATGATGCTGGTGTTACCGATGGTAAGAAACAAGCTGAAGAAGACAAAGAAACTCCACCAGAAGATGGTGCCCCAGAAGGCGAAACTGCAGAACCAGAACCAGAAGATGAAGTTACTGAAGGTGTCAAAGTAATTTTGAAGGGTGGCAGTATTGGATCCAAACCTAGTGTAGGTAAAGAATTTACCGGTGATGATGCAGATACAAAAGCAAAAGAATATGCTGCTAGAATGAATAAAATTCTATCACCTGGCGAAAAATCATACTACAAAATGAAATATGTGGTTGTGAAAACCTAAATGACTAGGACAAATAATGTCAAAAGAACTACTAAAAGCGATGTTGAACAACTTGATCAATGATCACCAGGAAGCAGCAACTCTTGATTTGCACTCATATTTTGTTGCCAAGATGTCGAAACTTTCAGAAGCCCAAGGGGCTGATGGTAAGAAGCCTCCAAAGATTAGTATTGAAGTTGATAAGAAGTCCAGAACATTAAGTGGATCGGTTTGGTTAGATGTCAAATCAGTATCAGAGTTTAAGAAAATCTTTTCTGATGAACATCCTTGGTCAAATGATCTTAATGCGAAACTTAAACCTTACAATTTATCATTCCGCGATATCACAGATTATGAAATTGATCCTTGGAATGAAGGATATGAAATGGAATTTGAAGTTAAATATAAAACTAAGTGACAATTAAACAAAACCGAATTGGGAGCCGGTAGCTCCCTCCAACCAATGGCTCATAGCCTAAGGAGATAATATATGGACAAAAGAGAAGCACTTAAATCAATGTTAAATGCATTGATCAATGATAATCAAGAACAGGCAGCACTTGACCTTCATGGATATCTAGCTGCAAAAATGCAAGATGTTGCAGGTTTGACTCAACAAGCTCCAGAAGATGCATCTGAAACTGTTGATGAAATAACACAAGACTAATTTGTACGTTTTTACTTTGAAAGCATTGAAAAGTGCTTGATTTTTCACGAATTTTTACGTAACTGTATAAATAAAAATGTACGTTTAACGCAGGATCATAAAAATTTTAATTTTTGTGCATCACGTCAAAGTTCAAAGCCATTAAAGACGGCTAAATTCCCAGTCTTTAATTCCCATAAAATAAGGAGAAACTGAATGGACGAAATCCTACAGAAATTGCTAAATTCTGAGCTTTTAAGCGAAGATGCTAGAGCAGAAATCTCTACTCAATTTACAACTTTAGTTGAAGAGTATAAATCTACTGTTCGCGAAGATGTAACATTGCAAGTTAGAGGTGAGATTGCTGAACAATGGGCCAACGAACGCGACAGCTTAATTGAAAACGTCGAGAAATTTGTTGCAACTACACTCACTGAAGAAATAGCCGATTTGAAGGCAGACATTGAACGTTTCCGTGATCTTGAAGCAGAACATGCTGAGAAGATTGTTGAAGCTAAACACTCAATGGCTGAAACTCTTTCAGAAGAACTTGATCAACTTGTTGACAAAATGGACGCATTCTTTGATTTGCGTTTGTCAGAAGAATTCAAAGAACTTCGTGAAGACCTTGAAGTTGTTAAACAAAATGAATTCGGACGTAAAATCTTCGAAGCATTTGCTACTGAATTTAATGGTGCACATGTTGACGAAGACTCGATTCAATCTAAGCTTCAAGCCGCAGTTGCTAAGTTAACTGATGCAGAAGGAACTATTGCTCAGCTTGAAGAATCTCAAGCTAAGATGGTTCGTGAATCAAGATTAGACAAAATACTTGCTCCTCTTAATGGAAAGAAACGTGAACAAATGTCCTTTGTTCTTCAAAACGTTGAAACTTCCCGTCTAGAAGAAGCATATAACCACTTCATCGGTCGTGTTCTTAAGGAAGATTCTTCCGAAGTACGTCCTGAAGCAGATGCAAAAACCCAACCTTTGGTTGAGTCCGTTGTAGTAACTGGTAATGAACAGACAGCTGTTCAGCCTGTAGTAACCGAAGCTGGCGATAAGTATTCTCAATTGAGAAAACTTGCTGGTATGAATTAATAAGTCCTAAGGAGAATATCAATGGAACTATATGAAAACTGGCAAGAAGCCAAAGAGACCCTTCTTGAAGGGCTACCAGAAAGCAAGAAAAAGATCTTAGCTCCGGTTCTTGAAAACACCATGCAACACTTGCAGGAAACTGCTTCTGCTGGTACTCAAACTGCAGGCTCAATCGGAAACTTCCAAAAGATCGTTATCCCTATGATCCGTCGTATTATCCCTGGCACTATTGCTACGGAATTGGTCGGTGTTCAACCTATGTCCGGTCCAGTTGGACTTGTTTACTCAATGCGTTTCTTGTACGCTGAAGCAGTTACTGCTACAGCCGCTTCAGGTTCCTTTGATGCAGGCGTCAACCAAGATATTTCTGTAGGTACTGAACTTTGGGCTAACAACAGCAAGACAAAACGTTTCTATTCCTCTTCTGACGCTTCAGCACCTGCTGGCGGTCCAGCTGCTGGAACTTCTACCGGTTTCGCATCTGCAACAGCAGACTATGAAGCATTTGGTGGTCGTAAAATGACTCTTGAAGTCTTGAAACAAACTGTTACCGCTGGATCACGTAAGTTGCAAGCTACTTGGACTCCTGAATCCATGCAAGACTTGAAGGCTTCCCACGGTCTTGACATCGAAGCTGAAATTACAGCATCTCTTTCCGCAGCAGTCGTTTCTGAAATCGACAATGAATTGATCAATGACTTGGTTGCCCTTGCAGGTACCACCGAATCATTCGACATGGCAGGTACCTTCACCGGTGTTCCTAACTATGTTGGTGATCGTCATGCTGTTCTTGGTATCCTTATTAATAAGGTTGCTAACGAAATCGCTCGTAAGACCCGCCGTGGTCAAGCAAACTGGATCGTGGTTTCCCCATTGGTCGTATCAGTATTGCAATCAGCTGCTAAGTCTGTGTTCGCACCAGCAGTTGCCGGTTCATTCGAAGGTCCTAACAACACTAAGCTTGTTGGTACATTGAATGGTTCTATCAAGGTTTACACCTACATCTATCACGATCAAGGTACTGAACCAATCTTGTTAGGTTTCAAAGGCGGATCTGGTGAAATGGACAGCGGTTACTTCTACTGCCCATACGTACCATTGATGAGCTCTGGTGTTGTTGTATCACCTGATACATTCAACCCACACGTATCCTTGGCAACAAGATACGGTAAGGCTACCTTTACTAACACTGGAACTTCCCTTGGGAACAGCGCAGACTACTACGGTCGCATAAGTGTAGCAAATCTTTCATTCGTTTAATCGAATAAAGAAGCTAGTAAGCTATACAAAAGGAGATCTTCGGGTCTCCTTTTTCAGGTTCGGGTAAAGTATAAATAATCCAGACTATTTATAAAAAGGATTGTTATGTCTACTTGGAAAGAACGAGAGTGTATTGAGTGCAAACAAGTAATGCTTACTGCTAGTAAATCAAACATATGCTTAAAGTGCAAATGTAAATTAAAAAGTAAGGATGCTGTTAAGAGTGAATTAGAAATA